TTACTAGCCAGACTTGTAGTATCTAATGCAGGTTTTAATTGCGGTGCCAAATTATCAATACCCTGTTGAAGTGGTGTAAATGTTTTTTCTATTGGATATGCCTCATTTGTCATACTTTGTTGCCCCGCATATTGTTTATCTATCATGGCCATTTTTGATTCCAATGCCGATTGTCTTTTATCAAATTCTTCGGTCATTTTATCATTTTCTTCATCCATTTCAGACCAACCGAATGTTATACCATCTAATAATGAATCACCCACATCTTCCCAAAATCCAGCTTCTTTTTCTTCTCTTTCTTTTGCTAATGCGGCCATTTCTGCCTGAATTTTAGCTTTTTCGTCTTGGCTTGCTTTTTCTGCATTCCAGAATGCATTTTGTTCTTTAAGTTGTGAATTAACATAATCGACTGTCACAGTTTGCCCTTTACCAATTTGTTGAGCAATATCGGCCATTGCCATCCCTGCATTCTCACTCGTTAATATACCATTTTGTACAAGACCCATTGTGTATTGTTTTATTTGGTCTTGATTGGCAGTGAATCCGGCCATTGCTTCTTTAAATTTAGCACTATCAGGTGTCATTCCCTGTTTTGTTAAATTATCTTTAAACGTTTGTGCGGAATCTTGAAAAACATTGTTAATCAATTTACTTGCTGATTCTTTTTGCATTTCCGCAACGGCCATGTCTATTTTCTCTTCTGTATCTAATGCTGCGTATTTTAATCTCCATTTTTGTTCAATCGCCAAATTTTCTAATCTTTGAGATTGTTCAATAAATAACATCCCCTTTCTTTTGTCTTGTTCAAATGCTAACATCTTTGCTCTTTGAGCCTGCTCCATTGCAATTTTTTTAGCTTCATTTGCAACATCTTGCTTTAAAGCACCTTCGGCAATCATTGCGCCTGTTTTTTTAGCATTTTCGGCTTCCAATTTACCTTTAACATCTCCTTCACCACCTTGCTGTAAAGACATCAATTGTTCGATATCCATACCAGTTGCCTGTGATAATTGTTGTTTTTGGAAGGCGTTCATTGCTCCTACATCCATACCACCCAATGCACCTCTTAATGATTCAGCTGCACCTGCTTGGTCACCACTCATTAATTTTGCTCTCGTTTCGGAAAGGTCAACATTCTTACCTAACATAGCCGACAAACTCATTTCGGCTTTAATACTATCTTTATAATTAAGAACCATTGAATCCGATGCTTTCATCATCGCATTCATTGATGTTCCCATTTTATTCAATGCTATTGCCTGCTTTGCAAAGTTTTCTGCCGTACCATCACTAAATTTATAAATTTCAGCTGATGAATCCGTCATATCTTTCATAATAACGGATGCCATTACACCATTCTTGTCGGCAAATGCTTTTATACCTGTTGTTAGATTTGTACCAACTTCTAAACTACTTTTGTTTAGTAATCTAAACATATTACCCATGCTCAAAACATCTTCCGCACTTGCACCTAATAATTTAGAAACTCCTGCAGCTGCGGTTGACATACGCACCATATCTTTAACGGATGCACCTAAATTTTTACCAACCGATGCTATTGAATTCATTACTGCTTCGGTAGAAGAACCTATTGCATTTAATGCTCTTTCACTTACTCCAATATATTTTCCGGCAGCCTGCATACCTGTCATAAACAAAGTTTTTCTTCGTTCATGTTCAGCATCTATATTTGCCATTGCTTGGGAATGTGCAAAATTTAACCAATCCGCCTCATTATCAAATCTCCTATTATATTCATCTTTAACTCTATCTTGTGCCAATCCCAAATTATCCATTTCTGCTTGCTTTTGGAAATCCATCATATCCCTTCGCTGTGCATACTCTTGTCTAACCGGTTCAACTATATTATAGTCTGCTACTATATCTCTATATGCTTTACTATTTTGAAACAATGCTTTTGTTGTATCTTTTCCTGCACCTGCTCCACCAAAAAATGTAGCAATATCGGATGACATCTGTGCTGCTTTTCCTGAATCAAAAAAGTCAACAACTTGCATACCGATTGAAAATGCCGCACCTATTGGACCTGCTGCACGCATTAATCCGGCAGCACCTCTCATCAATGAACCACCTGCTTTAGATAATATACCACCTGCACCTTTCTTACCTGCACCAAATGGATTATTTGCACCCATTTGATTGAAAGATTCTTTATCCTTTATAAATTTAGAACCTTTTGGAATTTTACCTTTAAATTCTTGCTTTTGTCCATCTATATAATAACCTTTACCTTCAAATTTACCTTTGGGTACACTATCTTCTATTTTTTTTGCAAAACTATCTAATTTGTTCTGAATCTTTCCACCAAACATTTTATCAATGTTTCTTCCAAATTGACCAGTTATTCCTCTGAACATATTATCTATGTTCTTTTTGTATGTATTTTCAATTTGTTTTGGGTCAGGTTGGCCGTTAGATGATTTTCCTCCTTTAGCGGTTGGTTTACCTGGTTTTACATTTAGGCCTTTTGATACTGATTTGGTTAAATCGGTTACACCTTTTGTTAATAGAATAACCTTTTCAACCAATTTTTCATTTGATTTTGACAAAGATTCGAATTGCATAGGTAAACTACCGACCGCATCTTTTAAATCGTTGATTTCTCCCGAATCTATTAAAACTGGTGTTTTCTTTCTATTGGCCATTAATTATTTGGTTTATATCTTATATAAATATAAAATATAAAAATTACCTTCTTCTAACACTTCTTGAAGATGGAGTTTTCTTATTTAAAGCCTTTTCGTATGAATCGTTCTCTTCTTCTTTTGCATTAAGTAATTCTCTAAAATAGAATTCTCTTAATTTGACAGGCATATAATATAAGTCATGCCAATTAAATCCACCATTGGCATAATATATCATTTGAAATATTTTTTTATGTAAGCTTACCGAATAATCAGTCGGCAGGGTAAAAAAAGTCTACCCCAATTGGTACTCTTAACGCCTCCTTTTCGCCGGTGAAAGGTGATGTATATTCAAAATTAAAATCTACATCCGGAGTAACTTCTTTTATATAATTTCTGAGCGCTTTAGAATCTTGTATTTGGAATTGATTGATAACAAAATTACTAATATATCCTAAATCTCTATTACCATTGATTTCGGTAATTATTCTTCTCCAACGAGTAGTTATTTCATTGGATTGCTTTAATGTTTTTTCACTTGCTTCTATATCTTTACTTATAGCTAATTCATCACCGTGTGTAAGTAACTTAAATTTAATTGGTAATTTTGATTTTGGTAATGTGAAATCATATTCATTATCTCTATTCCACTTCGATTCATCTACATCCTTTGTAGATAATTTTGCCATATCAACATCAACATCAACCGGTTCATTTTCAAATGGGTCTGTAACCGTTACTTTATATACTGGTCCATATGCTAATACTCTTGAAGCAACAAGAATAGCGTTTTTATCTCCTATTAAAAGGTCATTTACTTGTACGCCAGGTTCAACAATTATTGATTCTAATAATCTATCTATTGTAGCTCCTTTTCGAATTAAACTTGTTGATGTTAGGATATCTTCTTCTTTTGCTGTCAATAGTTTAACCGTTACATATCCTTTTGCTAATGGATTGTTTTCAGGATAACACAATCCCTTTGAAGGAAGTGTAATTTGTTCTGTTGCGAATGGGAATGATTTGGGTTGGAATGGTTGGTTTTGTCCTAACCCTCTTGTAACCTGCTGTTCAATGTTTTGTTCCATATTTTAGTATAACTTTGTTTATTATATATATTCTGTTTTTAAAAAAATAAAAAGGGGAACATTACTGCTCCCCTTTCTTTTTTATAATTCTAATTTTATTAGTATTCTAATATTGCGTAATCATAACTTAAAGTTAATTCTATTGATAATGGGTCGTTTGAAGCCCAATCTAATTCACCAAAGTTTGCAGAAGAAATAAATGCTCCTTTTAAAGTCCATTGTTCTACCTTATCACCTACTGGTCCTAATAAATAGAATGTAATATCTTTTTTGTAAAATGTATTATATCCATCTCTACCTGTCAATGACTCATGTGAACTTCTAATCCACTCCATAACTTGCTGTGCACCTGATGGTACAATTGGGTCATAAAGAGTGATATTAACATCATCCCATGTTGATTTACCTTTAATCTTTCTTTTTACATTGATGTGGTCTAATTCAACTACTTCTGATGTGAAAGTTGGTCTACTTGCTGTTTTGATAATGTATGATTCGATACCATTGATTTCCATAATGAATCTGTTACCAAGTTTTGGTTCAAAATTCTTATAAAACATTTTATCAAACTCTAATATTTCTGGCATTTTTTCTCTATTTAATTGTTATTCTTATATAAATATTTGTTTTTTAAATTATCCACCAAAACTTGCACCAGTTGGTAAAATGTTGAAATCAATTTGAATGAATTCAGCTGTCTTTGTTGGTTGTAAGTAGATAGCTCCTTTAAGGATATTTCTATCAATTACATCTGGTGTGTTATTAGTTTCATCCATTACAACTCTGAAAGCGTATAGACCTTGTCTTTGTTGGATTCCCTCTAAATAAGGATTAACAATGTTTAAGAATCTATTTCTTGTTT